CCGCTTCGCCATGAACCTGGTGACCGAGCAGGTCTGGGTGCTGGACCACCATCAGCTCTTCGGAGACACCAGCCAGCCCGATCCGTGGAACGCTCTCGACGAGCTGACCAAGGAACGGCTGCCGCGTGCCGACGGCCACCTGTTCCCGTCCGTCGCGAACTTCGTCGACGTGGCAGGTCACCGCAGGGACATCGCCACCCGGTTCTGCAACAAGCGCAAGGGTCGCGGGTTCTACGCCATCGTCGGCAAGGCCGAGAAGGGTGGCCAGCGTTCGGAAATCTGGACGCCCGTGGCGAGCTTCAAGAACAAGCTCCGCACGCCGATCTGGCCGATCTCGGTGAACGCCGCGAAGGACTTGCTGTCGGCTCGCCTGAACATCAAGGACGGCAGCCGCAACGGATACATCACCTTCTCGGACCGGCTCGGCGACGAGTGGTTCGAACAGCTTGCCGCCGAGCGTGCCGTGCCGACCCTGATCGACGGACGCTGGGTAAGGCTCTGGAAGCCCCGCACGAAGGGCAACGTGCGTAACGAGGCTTGGGACCTGTGCGTGTATGCCATGGCCCTCCTGAGGCACGTCCAGAGCCTTCCACCGACCGATCTGAAACGGCTCCTGCCTCCTCCTCCGAAGATGGTGGCCGACCTTGCGATCCCGATCCCCGGCGGAACGACGACGCCCGTGGCCTCCAAGCTCGCGCCGGTCCCCGTTCCGAAGTCGGTGGGAGATGAAACGGCACCCCAAAAGCCGCAGACTAAGCAGACACAGGGTCAGCCGCAGGGTCAGTCCCGTCTCGTTCAGAAGAAGTCAGGCGCTCGGATGCAGTTTCCGCGCAACCGCACAAGGAGGTGACATGGCAACCGACGAAGAAGCTCGCCTGGACAGGCTCAGGAAGGTCATCGACAGCGGGGCCAGCTCGACGAAGACTGGTAACGAGCAGATCAACTTCAGGCCGCTCGCCGAACTCAAGGAAATCGAAGCCGATCTGGAGACCAGGTCGGCCAAGCGCAAGCGCAAGCGGGTCTTCCGGATGCGCGGAGGCAAGGGATTCTAATGTCCAGACACAACCGCCACGACCGTTTCGGCCGCCAGACCTTCACACGCACCCCCCTGCCAGGCGGAGGCATGAAGGCGACGTTCTTCCAGCGCACCGGCCCGACGGTGATCGGACAGCAGGCCCAGCTCCCCTATGATGCCGCCTCCCTCTACGGGCGCGGCGCTGACATGGCCACGTCCAATCCGGGCGTGAACAACGCACTGGTCGGCTATGGCTGGTCATTGAGGGCGCGATCCCGCGATCTGTATCGCCAGAACGGCCTGATCGCAGGTGCCGTCGACGAATACATCAGCCAGCTCGTCGGTCCAGGATTCAGCATGCTGCCGTCGACGGGCGACAAAGGATTCGACCGTGAACTCACCGAGATCATCGAGGAGTGGGAGTCCGAGTGCGACGCCGACGGCGTGACCAATTTCGACGGCCTCACGAACCTCTGGGAGCGTTCCGCCTTCGTGGGCGGGGATAGCTTCATCCAGTTCGTTCATCGCGACCTGGAGGCCTCCCTGACCGTTCCCTTGCAGCTCCGCGTCATCGAGTCGGAGTTCTGCCCCCTCGACCTCACGGAAGTCCTTCCGAACGGCGAACGGACGGTCATGGGTGTCATCCTCGATCAGTCCAACAGACGGACCGGCTATCAGCTCTACAGGGAACACCCTGAGGACTGGGTCGGCATCACTGGCATGTTCTCCGACGAGCGCATCCGGGTGCCTGCCGAGCAGCTCCTGCACCGCTATTTTCAGAGCCGCCCCGGCCAGCTCCGTGGCGAACCGCAGACGACCCGTGCGATCATCGCCGCATACGGATTAGATTCCTATTTCGACGGTGAATTGAAGCGCAAGGACGCCGTCGCCAAGCTCTCGATGGTGATCACGCGGGCTGCCAGCGAGTCCTCGACCGCCTTCGACGACATCTTCGCCGACCAGCAGGGCGACGGACCGGAAGAATTCGAGGTCATCAACGACGCGGCGGGCGACATCGTCTTCGAACCTGGCTCAGTCCTGTCGATGGAACCGGGTGAAACCGTGGAAGTCGTCCAGTCGGCAGACGTGGGTGGCTCGTTCGAACCCTTCATGAAGGTCGCGCACAGGCATCTGGCACGCTCCCTGAACGTCCTCTATGAGCATGTGAGCGGCGACTACTCGTCTGGCAACGACAGGCTCTTCCGTGCCGCCGAAAACAACTTCAAACGCGCCCTGCTGACCGTCCATCAGACGCAGGTGGTGCCTCAGACGGTGCGTCCGATCTACCGTCAGCTCGTCAACACGGCCGTCATGGCCGGGGTCATCAAGCCGCCGCGCGGGATGGCCGAGCGCCAGATGCTCCGTGCCATGTTCGTGCCGACGGAGTGGGACTATATTCACCCCGTCCAGGAAGAGCAGGCGCGACGCCTGCGTCTTGAGAACGGCGTGTCCTCCGTTGAACGCGAGGTCGCGTCCATGGGCGAGGCCGTCGAGGATGTCGACCAGGAACGCGCTCAGGACATCGAGAAGGAACGCACCGAGAAGGCCAAGGAGAGCGGCCAGGAGGCCTCTCTCGGCCGTCAGGTGATGTTCGACAACGGCAGCCGCCACTTCGATCCCGTGGCCTCCCGCCGCGAGTGGCACGACCGTGGCTTCCAGTTCTGACGTTCGGAGCTGAAACGCACCTCTCCTCCATGCCACCATGGTGACATGACGCGATGACGACGTGACGACATGTCGTCATCCCACCATGCCAACAGGAGATAGCGGATGCTGAAGAAGCTCGCACAGAAGCGGCACCTCAACCACCTCGCCCGCCGTCTGGTCAACACACCGATGGCCATCGAGGAGCGGGCCGGTCGCGCCGTGCTGTACGCCATCGGCGACCGCCTTGGCATCGACAAGAAGGCCTTCGAGGGCTGGGACGACGAGAACCCCGCCGCCGATACCGAGAGCCGCGCCTACGAAATCGTCAACGGCGTGGCCATCGTGCCGATCATCGGCGAGCTGTGCCACCGTTCGTCCTTCGCGGACGCGATGTCAGGCCTCACCTCCTACGCCACCATCGTCACCTCCATCCAGCAGGCCGTCGACGACCCCATGGTCAAGGCCGTGATGCTCGACATCGACTCACCCGGCGGTGAAGTCGCGGGCCTCTACGACTGCGTCGACGCCATCGTCGCCATGCGCGGCATCAAGCCCATCGTCGCCTATGCCAACGAACGCGCCTTCTCGGCCGCCTACGCCATCGCCAGCGCCGCTGACCGCATCGTGGTGTCCCGGACATCGGGTGTCGGCTCCATCGGTGTCCTGTGCTTCCACGTCGACCGGTCCGAGGCCTACGCCATGGCAGGCGAGAAGATCACGCCGATCCACGCTGGTGCCTTGAAGGTCGACGGAAACGAATTCACGCCGCTCTCCGACGAGACTAAGTCCCGCTTCCAGGCGGAAGTCGACAGTGCCTACGACATCTTCGTGGCCTCCGTCGCCGACAACCGCGACCTCGACGAATCCGACGTTCGTGCGACCGAAGCAGGCTGCTTCTACGGCCTCGAAGCCGTGCGCGAGGGACTGGCCGACGAGGTGCTTTCGTTCGGGGATGCATTGAGGGGGCTATCTGCGGATCATGAATTCACAAGCACCGAAATCAAAGACTCCAACGAGGACGGCGACATGGCTGACATGAACGACGACGAGGAACTCAAGAGCGCACGCAAGGCCAAGAAAGCCCGCCGCGCTGCCGAGGAAGACGAGAACCTGCTCGATGCAGAAGGCGAAGACCTCGACGACGAGAATCTCGACGCCGAAGACGACGAAGACAATCTGCTCGATGCAGAAGACGACGAGGAAGACCTCGAAGCCGAAGGCGAAGAGCTGGACGACAACGTCGACGATGAAGATGGCGAAGACGACGAAGTCGTGATCGAGGTCGAATCCGAAGACGAGGAAGACGAAGAAGACGACAAGCCTGTCGCTCGCAAGGCCAAGAAGGCCAAGGCGAAGAAGGCTGCCGACGAGGACGAGTTCGACAAGGTCGCGGCTCGCCGTGGCGCTCGCAAGTCCGCTTCCGCCGCTTCGACATCCGGCCGCACGATCTCCGCTTCGACCGCCGCAGGCATCGTTCGCATGTGCAACCAGTCCGGCGTTCCGCACCTGGCTGAAGGTCTGATCAAGCGTGGCGCATCCCTCAAGGACGCACAGCGCACGATCAACAAGCAGGGAGCCATCGCTGGCCTGATCAAGAAGGCCGCCCGCGTCGATCCGACGCTGAAGGACGCGAAGGAAGCCCAGAAGATCATGCGTGCCTCGGCAGGCTCGGTCGACACGGCCCGCAAGCTCCTCTTCGACCGCCTGGCCGCATCGAGCCGCCGTTCGACCGTCGCATCCCACCACGCTCCCGGCCCTTCCATCGTGAACGGCAAGGACATGGGGAACGACGCCGACGCGATCTACGCCCGCCGGGTCGAGAAGCAGAAGGCTGCACGCGCGGCCGCCCGTAACAAACGCTAACCAACGAGAATCTCAGGGGAAATCCAAATGGCAAAGATTCGTTACATCAAGGTCGAGGAAGCCCGGTACCCCGGCGAGTTCCTCGTTTCGGAAGCAAACGGCAACCGCAGCCGCGAGACCGCTCTCGTGTCTGGACCGGCCAAGTTCGAACCCGGCACGTTCCTGACGGCTGGCACTGCCGGTCACGTCAAGGCCTACAACCCCGACACGCTGATCGCTCCGGCGACCCCGGACGCGGCTGTCGGCATCGCATGGGAAGGTGTCGACCTCGCCGCTGGTGAGACTGTCGAGATCGCCCTGATCGCCCGCGATGCGGAGATCAACAAGCGCCTCGTCGACTTCGCCGATGTCGATCCGACGCCGTCCACGAACCAATACACCGCGATTTTCGCCGCGCTCAAGGCGCTCGGCATCATCGCCCGCTAACCGTCAGAGACAAGGGAACCAGAACAATGGCCACTATTCGCGACGCATACAGCCCTTCCCTCTGGAAGGCGGCCGACATGACCGACACGATCAACCTCGGCGACCGCAAGTCCACCCGCATCCGCGACATGGGCCTGTTCACCGAGAAGCGTGTCACCACGACCCTCATCGGTCTCGAAAAGGTTCGTGGCTCGATCCAGCTCGTCCAGTCCTCGCCTCGCGGCGGTGCTGGTCAGCAGCGCCTGAAGGACAAGCGTGCGGCACTGGCGATCCCGACGGTTCGCTACTCCGAGGAAGCGACCCTGACTGCGGACGAAATCCGTGACGTGTGGGCTGCGGGCGGCAACTTCCTGAAGAACATGGAAACAGCCAGGAACGAGAAGATCGCGGAAGTCGCAGGCGACCTCGATCACACCGAAGAGTACGTCTACCAGGGCGCACTGAACGGCGAGATTCTCGATGCCGACGGCTCGGTCATCTATAACCTCTACGACATGATGAACGTCGCAGTGCCGGACGTGATCACGTTCGACATCGCAGGCTCGGTCTCGATCAAGCAGTATGCCCAGACGGTCCGCCGTGCGATGGCAGAAGCCCTTGGTCAGGACGGCGAAGCAGGCTTCGTCATCCGCGCCCGCGTCGGTCACGAATTCTATGACCACATCGTCAACTCCGACGAAACCGCCCGCGCTTACGACCGCTGGCAGGATGGTGCCTTCCTTCGTGATGGCGGCCAGGCGTTCGAGGAATTCGGTTACGCAGGCGTCATCTGGGAAGAAATCCAGCCTTCGACGGACGGCAAGATCGGCGTCGCCGCCGAGCAGGCCAAGTTCTACCCGGTCCTGCCGGAACTCTACAAGGCCTTCTACAGCCCGTCGGACAAGCTCAGCGACCTCGCTGGTGCTGGCCTGCCGCGCTACTCGTGGGCAACCGTCGACCGCAAGGACCGGTCGGTCGAAGTCGAGGGTCAGATGAACCTTATCGCGATCATGACCAAGCCTGACGCGCTGCTCACGGGCGAGCTGGGCTAACCCCCACTCCCCAAGGATTCAGAGGCTCAAGAGGCCGGGGCCACGTCGGCCTCGGCCTTTCTCTTTTTCAAGACCCCAAAGGATTCGACCATGGCCTACGGCTTCAGCAGGAAAGACCTGCCTCACAATCTGCAAGACCCGTCCCTGAGCGTGACCCAGATCGGCAACATCTACCTGCCGCCGGAGGACTACGACCCGGAGAACCCTAACAACGACTACATTCTGGAGAAGCCGATCCGCGCCCTCTACGTCGGCATCGAAGGGTCGGTCACGGTCTACACGATCAACGGCTCCGTCGCGACGTTCCTCGCCGTTCCGGCCGGAACCATCCTGCCCGTCGTTGTCGTCGGCTTCAGCCGTCTCGGCACCTCGGCGGGCGAGCTGGTGGGGATGCACTGATGAAGATCGGCCTCGGTCTCTCCATCCTGTCGCTCCGCCCTGCGGTCGTTCCCGGTGCCTCATCCGCGATCAAGACCCTCGACGGCTTCCGACTGAAATTCAAGCTCCCGGATGGAACCGGGGGACTCCTGAAATACAAGTGACGAAGACCTGACCAATGACCGCCAAGTTTATTGAAGAGCTAACACCCGTCACGGCCCTATCCAAGACCGACCAGATCGTCGTGGAGCAGGCTGATGGCACCAAGCGCACGTCCGTCGAGAAGGTCGTATCCGGCCGTCCGATCCGTTCGCGGCCGGTCCCGATCAGCGGCAAGAAGTTCGTCGAATACACCGCATCGACCACCATCACCAAGGCGGGTTATCTGGCCCTCGTCCGCGCCCAGCCCGGCTTCGAGAACGTGGTGGCCGAGCAGGTCGAGGTCGAGGTCAGGACATGTTCAGGCGGCGGTGGCGGCTGCTGGGGGAACTCCACAGGCTACGGCGGAATGCCGGGTGTCATCGTGGACGGCAAGACCACGCTCGACCAGCTCCCTGATGGAGACATCCCTGTCACCGTTGGCGGCGGCGCTCGTTCCGGCAACGACAGCGGCAGCTCCCAGTTCGGATCGAGCCTGGGATCGTTCTATGTCTTCTCCTGCGGCGTGAAGCGCGGCGGCAACAACGACGCCGAGGAAAACAGCTTCCACTCCTTCTTCGTCGGCTACGGCCTGAAGATGGGCCTGAGGGTCTACCACCTCAACACCGCGCCCCTGATCCGCCCCAGCCAGCCACTCGGCCCCGGCGGCGGCGGTAGTAACAAGTCGACGGGCAACATCAACGGCGGCACCTCGTCGCTCTCCCGCATCGCCTCGGCCGTCGAGGGTGGCCTCACCAACGGAGCCAACGCTCCCACTCCGGCCAAGGCCGACGACTGGGACAGCTACGGCGCTGGCGGCGCAGGCACCACGGCGACAAGCGGCGCTGGGGGCAACGGCTCCTTCCCCGGAGGCGGCG